CCTCGTCCACAATGATGAGATCGAACCCACCCTTGGATAACTCATCGGATACTACTTTTACACCGTCAAAGTTGATGATGACAAACTCGAAGTTGCCATTGACTACGGCTTGTCGTTGCTTCTTGGTGCCCTGTGCGATCGCTACCGTGCGGTGCATAACAGTTCGGAACAAGTCCGATCTCCATGCTGTTTCCATGATGGACACGGGGCACACGATAAGCACCCTAGTGACCTTGCCTTGCTGCATGAGGTAGTCGGCAGCCCATGCCGCTGCGCTTGTCTTGCCCGTGCCCGCCTCGTTGAACACAAAGCACCGCGGGTGCAGTGTAAGGAAGTCTGCTGTCGTGCGTTGATGCGCAAACGGCACATACACCCCGGGCCATTTGTATCGGCCTAGGATGGGGCTTGGCACTTCAGGGATGCCAAGGTTGCGCAGCAACTGCACTTCGTCAAAATCCCAATTGACCAGCAGTTGGCCGTCATCGAGAAGCTTACTCTTGGGGATGAGTGCCGTGATTTGTGAGGCTTTGGGCGTGCTAAACAGCAACGCTTTGTTTTCGATAATTTGCATGATTTACTTTGAACAGATGACAAAAATAGCTGGGTAGCGAACTACCCAGCTAAACCCATCAGAGGAGAATTGACAGGCAACTGCTTGCCGGTCTCCTCAATACTACATTACTTCTTGCGCTCTCGCTTGGAGATTTGCGACTTCATTGCACCAGTCTGGGTGCGCGAGAAACTGGTGTTCTCCGACTGCGGCGCAGCGCGGAGGTTGCTCAGGCTAGACGTGCCACCTTTAGACATTGGCTTCTTGTGGTCAACATCTACGTTAGGGGGCAGGTCGCCATGCGCCTTCTCATACGCACGACGTGCCTTGTGGCGTTCTGATTGCGCCTTGAGTTGTGCGGGGGTGCCTTGGTACTTGGCGTACTCGCTATTTGTAATCACGCTTTTTGGCCATGATCGTTCTCCTTTTCCCCTTGCGCATCCTGCAAGGTAGGTGTGTTGTGTTCAACGACTTTGCGGCACCATGCAACAAAGTCTCCTACGGAAGTATCAGCGCGCCACTGGTTAAGCGCCCTGCACACCATTTGGATATTGTCCTCGGTATATGGGCCACCTGCAACTATACGATCAACCGAAGCGTTCGTTTGCGCTACGACCCCTTTGGCCAAGTCACATGTCAACGGAACTCCCGACAGGGCGCACTTGTAGTCTTGCGCTTGTAGCTTACCTAGCAGGATTTGCTTGGTAAGCTGGTCGCGTTTACGGCCGCCGTAGTACAGTAGTCGGGCGCAATATCGCTCCCAGCTACCGCTGATCTTCTTGTACTGACTCTCGGTGGAGTGAGTCCCGATGATGTATTTCCATTTACCTCGGCATTGGGGGGAGCAAAACTTGTTGACCCCACTCGTAGGAATGAACTCCGTGCCGCATGCGGCACACGCTTTAGGCTTCCACCGTGCGTTTTGATGATGCCACCCCGCCATATGTACCCTTGGTATAGTTAATATACCCGCAGTATACCTTATATCAGTTGTGGGGGCAGGATGTGACGGGGCAGAATTTGCAAAGGGCTGAGCTGCGTGGGTTCCATACGTTGAGCTCCAACGCCTTCTCGATAGCGTTGGCACGGCCGGCCCATTTAGACCAAATCTCAGGCAGTTGTGCCCGTGTGTATTCAGCCTTGATTACATCTCCAACCACCATAAAAAGCAACACCCCCTTGACGGTGTGAACGTCAGGGTGGTGCGCCATAATCATGGCGGCCAGCAGTTCTAACTGTGCAGTGTCCGCATAGCGGCTCGACTTGCCAGTCTTGTAGTCAGCAACGCGGGCGACGCCGCGTCTATTAATAGCTAAGAAGTCAGGGATGCCCCTGAACCATACGCCTTTATCAAAAAATCCACACGGCGTAAAGTCAGCTCGGATTGCCATGCGTTCTTCGCAGTAGAGATCTCCTTCAATTGCTGCGAGTGGCTCCACGTAACGCTGGAACTGCGCGAACTGCGGGGGGAATGGCGTGCCGAGCTTGATAAAGTCTTCGCATGCTTTGTGTACGGCTGTGCCGTAGAGAGTTGCTTCTGTGTCACTTTGCTTAAATGATTTGAGAATTCGCACCTCATGGTACCGCTTGGGGCAACCTTCGAAGTCTTTGATTGACGAGTAGGAATGTGCAAGTGCCATGAGTGCGAACCAGTTTTTGTTTGTGAAGCCCTGAGTTTAGCAGTCGCCGTAGCTTGCGCCAAACCCTGACTCACACGCGAGTGGCAAGCCCTGTGCCCACTTGGGACGCCAGTTCATACACTCCTCAAGATACGCCTGAGCTTCCTTGGCTTCCTCGATAGGGGCAACACAGGCGATCGCGTCATGTACCGTCAGCACGACCTTGTAGCGCTTGGCGACACGCAGCATCTGCTCTCCCACGACGCAGCGTGCAACAGCTTGACAGAAGTTCTCCACCACCAACCCGCCATACACACGCGTCTGCAACCCTTTGGATGTGTACGTCCACTGTTCCTTGCCGTCCAACATGAGCTTGGTCAGCTCTGGGTACTGGATGTGCAGCCCGCTTGGCAATGTGATGCCTTGCGGCGTAGCGTGGATGAGCCCAACCGCGTCGATCTGCATGCCGTTGCCACAGGCCATCGCAGCCAGTGAGTCGTTCGCTTTGCGCCACAGCTCGGGAATCCTGTAGTACTTGTTGCGGTACGTGTCAATGATGGCCTTGGCATCCTTCTCCAAAACATCCACACCTGCAGCCAGCTTCAAGAACGCTCGCAGCTTGACGTGTCCAACGCCGTAGCCAGCGCCGAGAATCACAGTCTTACCCACCTGTCGCTCAGTAATGTCTGCCTTGGTGATGGGTCGGTTGTAGATGGCCGAGGCCATGATGCAGTACACATCTTCCTTGTTCTCAAACGCTTGCACCAAGTCGTCCTGCCCTGCCAGCCATGCGAGCGTACGGGCTTCGATCTGCGCTGAGTCACAGTCAAGGATGACGTGGCCCTTGGGTGCACGGATAGCGTTCTTGATCTTGTTGGCATTAGCCCCGCGCGCGGGTAGGTTCTGCATGTTCACCTTGTCTTGCCCAGACCAACGGCCTGAGTGTGCGCCGTAGTACCGCAGGGGCACAGGGAAAGCACCTCGACTTGCCATGCCAATGAACCGTTCAGTGCGGGTCTCTTCAAGCGTTGTCTTGTTGCCAAGGCGTGCGGCCACCAACCCTTGTATGCGTTCGTCCTCGTGCTCCTCCAACTGCTTCATGCCGTCATCAGTCTTGGCAAACGCATAGGCGAGATTGCCCGTGGTAGGGCTGATCTTCATCGGCGGCTCAACCCCAAACGAACGCAGTGTGTCGGCAAACTTCTCGTTGGACATCAGCAGCTTCTTGATACCCGCGGTGCCCTCGGAGAAGATGACGTGCACGAAGTCTGGGTCTGCGTCCTTGAGCATCTGGTCACGCACAGTCTCCAGCAGGGCCAGCTTGCGCTCGCGGACTTCCTCAAGGTGAGTCTGAAGCAACGGCAGGTCCAGCTCCAACACCGGCTCGATGTACATGCGCAGCGTCAGGTCAAGCAGCTTGAGCTCTTGCTTGGGGAACCCCAAGCCCATGTACTTGTTGAACAGCGCATAGGTCAGGTCAACGTCGTTGATGCAGTAGTCGCCGTACTTGGCAAGCTCCTCGACCGTGAAGTCTGCGTAGTGTTTGCCTAGTGCTTGCAGCACTTCGTTGCCCTTCTGCCCGATACCGGCACGGTCAGATTGCGCTGCAAGGCTATGCGACTTCTCGTGTGGGTACAAGGCACGGGACATACCCATGATGTCAAACCACGCAAGCGGGTTGATACCGTACCGCCATGCCATGATCGCACCATCGAAGGCAGTGTTCTGGCACACCACCAACTTGTCCGACCAGTCAATAGCGGCAAGCGCTGCCTCTACGTCAGGCTTGGGGTACCACTCAGTCTTCTCGTCGCCGATCTTGATAGCAACACCAATGGTCTCGAACTGCGGCGAGCGCACGTACTCTTCTGTGGTGAACTTCGTGAGACTGAACTCACGGCTGTAGTAGGTTTCAAAATCTATCGTCAGGATTTGGGGCATCAGAGTCCTAATTTGGTTTTGATTTGCGTGAGCATTGATTCGGTCAACGTCGTGTTGCCAATCCTTACTGACGCTGCTCCTATGTTTGCAGCCGCCCCTTGCAACGGGGTATGGTATGCCCGAGTATCGGTAAACCCCCCGCCAATTAAATTCCCCGCAATTTGATTTTTTGCGTGCACCATCGCCCGTGCTGAGTTTGCGGTATGCGGGACCGCGAACTGACCTACAGATTCCTCTTTCGGAGAGAAGATCTCGTTGTATACCCACTCGGTGAACTCTCCCTCTACGATGTGCTCTTCATAGGCGGCGCGCAATGCTTTGATATCCCGCGCGGAAATCCACCGTTGGGTCTCTGACAGCACCATGGACTCCGCCACACGGTAGAACCTGCCGCCGTATTTAAATTCATCGGGGTTTGCCTTCATCCGCTCGATCAGCATCGCTGCGCCCGAGCTCATTTCTTGCACGTCCGATTCGTTCATTGCTGCGCTCGCGGTCTCGTTCCCTGCGGCGGATGATTCTGAGTTCGTCTTCATTCGGTGTCCTTCTGTTTTGGCTCAAAAAGGTGGTAATTGGATCTGGGTTCAAGTCCTTGGTCGATGGCATCTAACACGTCCTTTAGGTAGTCAATGTTGGTTTCGTTGATGATGAGTGCAATGCCACACGAGAGCGTAATGTCCCGCAGGTTCTTGAGTTGCAGCGCTGTCGGTTTGCCGCGCCCTGCCTTGCACTCAATCCCGATGAACTTGCCAAGGTAGCACACAAGGATGTCCGGCGTGCCTGCGTTCGCATACTGGCCGCCGATGTAGTTCACAGCATACGCGCCCTGCGCTTTGAGCAGGGCATGCACCTTGGCTTTTACTTTTGACTCAGGCGTTGCTGCCATTTTTTAAACTCCTTTTAAAGTTTGCTGTCACTTTTTTGGTTATTTTTAATACGCCTGCGTGAACTTTTCTGTGGCAGTTAGAGCACAGCAACACGCACTTGTCTGCTTCTTTAAGAAATGTCTTTAGTGTGGCGCTGGCTGCGAGATTTGCTTCCTTTTCGCTGGGGTCTAGATGGTGCATATCTAACACCCACGGCTCCGTCTCACCGCAGACAGTGCACCCCCTAGCTCTCTTCCACTCAGCAATCTCTTTACGCTTGGCGTCCATGCGCTCTTTCATCTGCGCACGGTTTTTCTTCCAGTACTCGCGCATGTATTTTGTAGCATGGGTCGGGTTTTCTATTCGCCATTGACGGCTTTTTTCTGCAACACATGCTTTGCACTGGGACCGCAACCTCCCACCATTAAATGGAAACTCTGTTTCATGCTTTGTCTCCCCGCATTTGTTGCAATGTTTCATTAAATTCTTTCAGTTTCTGGATGTAGTGTTTGGCTTTGCCCGCGTCATCGCTGTCTTGCTTCTTACCTTGGCGCATGGCGTACTTTATCACATTTCCACGTAAGAACCCACGGAACTCCTCTGGTGTGAGTACTGCCTCCATCACAGCCCACGGCTGCACGGCCATGTCTTTGTAGTGTGTGCCGCTGACTTGCAAGTCGTCAGCTCGTGTGCCGTTCAAGCCCTGCTCGAACAAGTCTCTTTGGTTTTCAGTTGGGATCATTTGCTGTTTCCTTAGTTACGATTGGCCGCATCCGTCTGGCGCGGTATTCTTGTGTCACGATGTCCATTGCCTTCTCCATGTCGTTCACGGTGGTGTTCTCTAACTGCACGTCATGAATCTCCATGACCAAGTTCATGGCCACGAGCTCCTTCGCCTTGAGGATGAAGCGCCCGCTCTCCGCACCGCGTTTACCTACCGCATGCAGCGCGTCCAGTCCAGCCTTGATCTCGTCAGCCCAATCGGACCCAAGCTCAGGGCGCAAGCGCATGTACGCCTCACACATATTGAACGCACCGATCAACACATCAATGTCCGCCCGTGTTGCATCTCCTCGGCGTAGCGTATCCATAGCGCTGTGGTTCTTGATACGCAGGTCGGTGCTCACAGGCATGCTGACAAAGGGCTTGAGTCCTGCCAACACCCAACTCACTGCATCCATACGCACTCCCTTGGGTCGGTACTTACTTCGCTTTTTCATTGCTTTCCCTCTGCACGCGCTCGAACTCCTCGTCCTCAGCTTGCCAGTCTTCCTTGGTCTTGCGAAAGATCTTGTCGTAGTTGACGCTGAACTTGTCGTGGTCAGTGGGGCGCTGTGTGTCGCCCTTCCCTGCTTCGTGTGTCATTTGTTTTTATCCTTCATTCTTGCGGTAATAACACCCGCTAAAAACGCTGGTACAGCGACAAGCAAAATTCCAAAGGTTATGCCCAAGAAAAAATCAATCATAACAATGCGTCCTCTTCTTTGTTTCGTTGTTGCTGTGCGTACTCGCGTATCTGTTTGGGTGTCCACGGTTTAAGTGGGTTCTCTTGGGTTGGGAACGGCCAGCTCATTTGCGCGCCTCCATCATTGCATCAGCGTACTTGTACGCACGTTCGGCGTGGATTCGATAGTTTCCTTCCCATCTCCCTACATCTGCGTGCATCATCGGGGGCAACGCTTTGGCAGCAAAGTAGTCACGTAAGGTCATGCCTCCAACCCAATATCCGTTGTCGTTCATTGCGGGAAACGCTGGTGTGTTGTCTTTCATTTCACTTCCTTCACAAAGATGCCGTCCTTGTTGAGATACCCCTTGCGGTCCTTGATTTCTTCGTACGCCAGATCAAGGCACTCGGTCAGGTCGATGTCGGCAGTGGCGCAGCCCATGATGAGAGTCACAAGAATGTCTCCATAGGCATCTTTCATGGCATCTCTGTTGTTCTCGTTAATGGCGTCAAATAGCTCGTCTACTTCTTCTTGCGTTTTTCCCCATTGCGCCTCTGGGCTGCTGTTTTGCACGATGCCTCGCGCCTCACCCCATTGGATGACGAGCATTTCTAATTCTTTGTACGTTCTCATTTCTTTACCTTGGTTTTCATATTAAGTTCTTCTGCCACGTCTGCCATTGTCATGTCAGCG